TAATAAATAACAAGGTTGTTCTTTATTTTGATTATTAACATATGTGCTTGGTACAAAGAATTGAGGACTGCTTAATTTTGAGCCGTCCAATATTTCAACGTATTTTTTAATTTTTGATAATAAGTTTTTATGCTCCATATCTACCATTTCAGCGACTTCTCTACTATCAATTGTTTCAATTGCTGATGTGTTAATCAATTCATTATCCATTAATTCTTCCATATTGACAATCTCCTTTTTTTATTGTTTCTTGAATGTTTCTTGTTAAAGCATTGCACTTTGAAACATTTGATCTAATAGTTTCTTCTACCATGTCAATTTGGTCTTCAATTAACATCATGACATTTGAAACATCATATTTAATATCATTCCCGTTTTCACATGCATCACATGTAACAATGACCATTGAATTAATTCTTTCTAAGTCAGTTAATTTGTTTTCAATTTCTGATAACATGTCAAATAACTTATCTAATTCATTTAACATAACTTTTACCTCTTTCTTTAATTGTTTTCCAAGGCAAAATGTAGTACAATAATCTTGCCTTTTTTGGCAATAGTTAGTTGCTAAGTGACCAAACATTACAACTAACTATTTTTTTATGCTTTCATAAACCTTTTGAATACCCAATGAAATAATTTCAGTTTTGGTTAAATTCAATTTCTTTTCACATTCATCAAGCATTTCTTTTTCATCTTGAGTAAGTCTAACACCAATTCTTATATTTTTTGGGTTTTCTGTAGGTCGTCCAGTTCTTGAACTCATCCTTTCGCTCCTTTCTTATGAATTTTGTACAAACAAATATTACTATTTTTACAAACAAAAGTCAAGAGCTTTTTTATTTTTTTATATCATTTCATACTCTTTCATATCTTTTCAATAAAGCCTAAAAATGGACACTCTCAATCTCTTTCAATATAATTAAGTTATCGAAGTCTAATTACTGGAGGTGAAAAAATGACAACAACTGATATTATTGAAATTATTGGAATAATTGCATCTACAACAGTAAGTATTGTTGCGATTGTTATTTCAGTAATGACTTTAAAGCAAAATAATAAAATGATTGAAGAATCAACTAGGCCCTATGTTGTAGTTTGTGGTAAAACTGCGAACTACCAAGATCCAAGGTTTTATTTAATAATCAAAAATTATGGATCAAGTGGAGCTATAATAACCAAATTTATTTGTGACCATGATTTAGCTGAATTTTCATATAGAAAAGAAATTACACCTTTCAAAAATATTTGTGGCACATTTATAGCTCCTGGGCAATCATTCATAACTAATCTAAAAGTACCTGAATTATTTCGTGAAGAGACAACTCTTCACTTTCAAATTGAATATAAAACCAAACATAGAACTTATTGTGAAAATATAGATGTTGTTTTAAAACCTTTTACAGAACTAATACAAACACGTGCTGCAACAGAAGGTAAAGAATTAAAAATCATATCTTATACTTTACAAGATCTTGTTGAAAAACACTTATAAACAAATCTTTTTGCTTTTAATTTGTGTTTTGATTTCTTCAAGAATAAAATCATTGACTTCGAAATTAAGTGCTTCTTCTGGAAGCTCTTTTTTTACTATTTCAAAATAAGCTTTTTTAATTTTTTCAATTGTTGAAGAATCAACATGAACACCATTGCTAAATGTATATACTGTATTCATTCTATTCTCTTCCTCTACTCTTCTATATGTTTGATTGAGTATCTAACACAACATTCATGTTCGATACAGCATCCTCGATACTTTTCCCAATCCTTGCAGAAATAAGCAATGTCAGCTTGGCCTAATAACTTGATGGATTCTCCTAAATACCAAAGAGGAGTTTTAGGTTCGCCATCAAAAAATGAATCAATCACTTCAATTTCTTTATCAGAAAATAATTCTTTTACATTGTGTATTACTCTTTTTCTTTCATCTAGGATTTCTTTATCCGTTTTTCCTGCCATTGGCTGTGATATAAATAATTTCATTTATGCATCCTCCTATTCAAAAAATACCCAGTCATCCGCTAACATATCAGTTTGTGATGGTGCCCAAGGTACAATATTTTTCTTTGCATCTAGATTATCAGTTTGTAAATTAGATGAATCTATACAAACAAAAGGATTTGTTGTTGCATCTGTTTCACATAAATGAATAAAAATTCCTTTACCGTTCCAACCTTTTCTAGCAAGCTTCATTCCTCTTTTTAGATATTTGATAGCTTCATCAAAACCAAAAGTAACTTCTCCTCCTAATTCTGGGCAGTTTTCTTCATCAGCAAGAACCCATCCATCATCAAGAATATTAGATAATGTATAAATAACTCTTTCGGTTTCTCTAATATCCATTTCTTTGCCTTCTTTGGTATGCATGATTACTGTTTTCTTTTCATCATCCCAATACCAATATCCGCCCCATGATGGAAGTTTAATTTTTTCTCCGTTATACATAAGTTTAAACGCTCTTTTAAATTTCATGTTTCTATTCTCCTAACTTTATACATTTATTTTCAAACTTCTTATAAGCATCTAAATAAAGTTCTTTCTTATCTCCGTTGTAAGTTAATTCATAGTACATTCCATCCGAAAGAGATGTTGATGCTAATGCTTTACTATTTTGTAACGCTTTGCAACTCCAAACAGCATAAACATCAAAATCAACTTTGCCATCCGTTTTATCAAGATGTTCTTCTGTGTACTCTCTGACTACTTTTTTACATAAATCTAAAAATTCATCTGAACCCATTTTTTTCTCCTTTTTTACTAAAAAATTTCTAAAATAAAAGCAATCATCATAATTAAACCGAAAATAAAAAGTGGGATAAGAATTTTCCATAACCCACAAATAAATAGATCAATAAGCTTTAAAGCAATTAAAAGAATGAACAATACTTTGATTACAGTTTTCATATGTTCCTCCTTAAATTTGAGCAAAATAAAAACCGACTATTTTTTGTCGGCTTTTTTTGGCTTGTAATATTTAGACCAAGTAGGAATGTTCCCCGGTCCTCCATCTAACTTTTCATCTTCCTCCCATTGTTTTAGTTCCTCTTCGGTCATTGTATCCTCCGTATCGACTACAATTTCAATAACATGTGTGTGTTTTTCACTTTCTTTTTTTGATTTCATTGAACAATCCGCCTTTCTTAAAGAAGTCATACAGTTCTTTATCTTTATCATATAACAATTGAGGATTGCTTACAAATGTTTCATATCCTACGCTTACATATTCTTCTAAATCGGTATAATCAATAGGATCAATCTTTATTCGTTCTCCTTTTTTCAAATTCTTATATTTTTCTGTAACATTTATATATGTTCTTCCTTGATAATTACGAATAAATCTATCTGAGTCCAGGTAGAGAAAATATTCATCATTTTTCTTTACAATTTTATATTTAGCTTCAGCGACAACATTTTTCATGATTGAAGCTAGCTCTTCGCTTTTATATAAATTATTTTTATCAACTAGCGCATGACCTACTTCATGTGCTAAGGTACCTGACTTTAATTGCTCTTGGATAACGAAAATAGTATTCATTTCACCATCATATGCTGTTTCTGTATTAGACTGTTTAATTTGAATTTTCTTGTTTACCAAGAATTTTGTTGCTTCTTCGTGCATGATTTTAATTTCTTTTTTTATTCCTTCTTTAAAATCATCATTATCGCTTTCAATAGTTACTTTTTTCATCATTTTTTCAACAAATTCATCTGAATTGGTAATCATTTTTATTTTAGGCTTATCTTCCTTTTTAGGCTTAAAATTGAACGGTAGCCATTCGTCATCATTGTATAATTTATTACTTTTTTTGCTTGATAACTTACCGTTAGTAACAATCTTTTCTCTTGGATAAGCCTTTTTAAGAATGTTATCAACACCATGTTCTTTCTTGAATTGGATATTGCTTTCTTTGATGAATTGAGAGCGTTTATCTTGCCATTCTCTAATCTTTTTAGCTTCTTTGGTGGAATCTACACCGCATTCATCAAGAATATTCTTTCTTTTCTTCCAAGAACGAATCTGACGTTCATAATAGCGTTGCTTTTGTTCCAGCTCGTATTGATCATCATTCCTGTTCTTGTCAAATTCTTCGGTATCAACCAGATTGTTCTTATACTCATAATCAGTAACTTCATAAAAAGAATGTCTACAGTTTGCTCCACCTAGGCCATCAACACGGCCATATCCCGTTGCCTTTTTAAAGTTCTGTAGACCTTTTACAGGAGTATGAAGATAAAACAATTTGCCCTGCCACTCTTGATGGGATGGTCGAGCACCACCATGACTTGAAGTCTTTACAATGTTGATACCCAACTCTTTGCAGTTATCCATTTTAAATTTTAAAGACGTTTGATTGACACCACTTGTAACTGCTCTTTTCACTGCAGCGTCCATTGAAGTTGTATGATCAGTATAACCAACTACTTCGATACCTTTTTGAGAAAGCTTTCTGATTGATGATTCAATGGCCTTGTCAGCATTGTTTCCTGCAACAATTTTAGAATATGCTTCATCACACGCCTTTATAAACTGCTTGTTGGTGCACTTTCTTGAAATGTTGCAAAGGTTTTTGATTTCACCTTGAGTATCCTTGATACCTTTGTTCAAATTCTTGTTTGACCTGTTCAACATGTCTTTTTTAGAAGTTTGAGCATCAGTATTTTTCAATCTCGAAAAAATATTGCTGACTGTCATTGCTATTCCATTTTTGATAGCCGATTTTACTTTGTTTTGAGACGATTTCTTGACCTTTTGGAATTCAGTACCCGAATATTCAAAAAACTCTCTACTTGCTTTATTTTTCCATTTTGGATACTCTTCTTCGATATCTTCTAAAGATGCAAGATTTCTTAAACGCAAACCCATCCAAATTAAAAGAAGAGTTTCCAATGTGCTGAAGTCATTTGAGACATCATCACCCGACTCTTCTAAAAATTTATCAGTTAACATTTACATCCTCTTCTGTATCGTCATCTTCATCATCATATTCAATGCCTTCATCAGAATTTTCAGCAACTTCTCTTTTTGCTTCTTCTTCACTCATGCCTTGCCATTTGACTTTGTATTTCCATTCAGGCATCAAACCAGCATTGACTTCTTGAAGGTCGATATTTCTTTGTTTTTCAGTATCGGTCAAGATACTGTCTCCCCAATCAGTTTCAACAACACATTCCATAGACTTTGATTTGCCCATTCCAATAGCGTAGACATTCATTGCATATGCTACATCCTCAAGTACAGTATTCAAACTGTCTTGAATAGCTGAAACAGTATCATATTTCCTTTGTTTGGATGATTTGATTTCTTCTGCAGTTTTATCGACTTGTTGTGGATCACTTAAATCACCATACGATAAACCACATTCGAATTCGATTCTCTTTAGAATATCATTGAAACCTGCAGCGTAGTTGGCATCTCTTAATTGAGGTGCATGTACTTTGATTAATTCATTGATATTAGTTGTTTGTCCTGAAGGATTATCAATATCGTATATTCTGTACAATCTTTTCTTTCCTTCAGGAAGTTTTGGTTGATGGGTGTGTGGATCAATTTCAAATGCATCTCCAGAGGCTTCAACAGCCATTTCACCGCCAATAAATTCCCAAATGTATCTGCTGTATTGTTCTTCTGCATCTCTAATCAAATTAATTGCTTTGACATAGCAAGGAACCCCAAGAGGAGACATCTTATCAATCGTATTGATGACAGGTGTTTTGAAGTAAGAAAAAAGTGGCCTGTCAACGCCACCAATCTCAAAATGTTCCTCTAAATCTTTCCACTCTGGAATAGTATCCAATGGAATTTGATTGCCAAAATCAGTATAAAAGCTATAGTTTCCTTGAGAATAATCTCTTTTCATAAAAGCATAGTTTTCAAATGTATTTACTCCATTTTCATACTTTTGATATTCTAATCGAGTATATACGTTTTTGCCTTTGAAAATTTGTTCTACAAAAATACCTGCAGTAATTTTCTTTCTTCCGTTAAATGTAACAGGAAAAAACTTATCAGCATGTACAATATCAACAAATATTTGATTGTCACTTACATATGGTTTGAAAACAACACCACCTTCACCTAAAGCCCATTGAAGATTTTCATTCATATCCTTAATAAACTCTTGATATTCCTGATTGACAAAATCATTCGATATAACTTTTGATATCAATTCTCTTGTTGATGTTTTAGAAAGCTCTTCACCAATTCCTTGAGCCAATGCCAATGATTTAACACCTTTTTCATTATCAAGCCAAGGCTGTTTGTTTTCTAAAATCTTATTCCATAAATCAATTGAGTCGACCATATCGTTCGACATTGCAATATCGATATCGAAAAATTTATTTATATCTTTTGTTGCAAACATTCTATTCTTAATCCTTTCTAGAAATCTTTTTATCGCTGTAAACACTAATCATCCTCACCACCTTCATTCTTCTCTATATCAGGAAGATATCTTTTAATATATTTCCAGATGCCCATGATGTAATATCTCAATGCATCCATGCAGTGATCATCATCTTTTACAGGTTTTTCAATACCACTTTCAATGCTTTTTTTATCATAGCTGTAAATGACGATTTCATTCAAAAGCATTTCCTGACGTGTACTGAACAGTACTTTTTGAAACGCTATTGCTTTTTGGACTCTTGAAATCCCTAATTTGACATCATTTTGAGCGCCTCTTATTTTTATAAACGGACAGGCTCTTTTGATTTCTTCAGCAAGTCCTCGTGCACTTGGGTCAATATAGAGGTTTCGAGGATATTGTCCAAATTCTTCCTTGATTTTTTCGCACATCTTCTTGAATTTAAATGCATACTCACTAGGTGTCAGCTGTTTACCACTTTCACGCCCTGAATGATAAAATTCATCAAGTCCAAAAACAGTTTTCAATGTAGGATTGAGTCCCCAAAATTCAAATACTGTCGCATTCATTTGACCATAGTCGCAAGATGCATCAATCCTTGTAATTCCGTTTATTTCATCATTTGTAAGGTTTCTATCCAAAACATGTTTATCTTTATCAAACATGTAATAGACGATTTCATCCAATCCAATTGATATTCCCAACCAAATCCAGTTGTACATTCTTTCATCGACTTTTTTCATTTCCATTGCTGATTGAATAAGCTTTTTACCAAGCCACTTTTCTGGAACATCTCTATAATCAACATGGATATGAATGCAGTCACTACGTTTTTCCATCTTTTTGACCCATTTAAAAATGGATGCGTTAGGATTTTTAGGAGGGTTGAAATAATACTCCATACAGAATTCATCATCATTACCACGTACGAATGTCGCTTCTATGTTGGATATTTCATCTTCTCCTTGGCCACGTTCAAAAAACTCGGTCAGCTCATCTAAAATAACAAGTTTGATAGGCTTTTCTTCATCAATGATCCCTTTTGTATCATCGATAGAGTCGTTCCCTGTAAAATAAACCGAATTACCATTTTTAAGATATGTAATCTTCATTGGATTCTTTGTTATCTTAAACTGTTTTTTCTTCAATCCTAGACGTTTGATTGCTCGTTTAAATTCATTGTAGACAGTCTTAGAAAGCTTATTGTGAAACTTTCTCATGACTATTACCGAACATTCATCTTCGCTTACAATCTTATAAATTCCATGAATAGCAGCATAACTTGATTTTGTTCCAGCACGGCCACTGTCCATAATTTTATGAACATGTGAAATATCATTGAAGCAAGTCAAGAACTTTGGAATGACAATATCTGAAATACGAACCTGTTTTTTCTTAAATTGGTGCATCATTTATGATTTCAACTCCATCATCTTCTTGATCATTCGTATTCAATTGCTTTTTCAATACTTCAATTTTGAGTTTTTGTTCTTCGGTAGTGATATTCATGTGTTTTGATAACCAATCCAAAGCTTTCATTCTATCCGCCAATTTGATACTCGCTCCATTTCGACCCTGCTTGACTTCACTTAGAATAGTTCCATCAGCAAAGGCTGATTCTTTGAATTTAACCATATTGACAGTTTGCTTTAGAACTTCATCCTCGCCTGTATCAGGATTTTTGATAATTACTGGTACTTCCTCTCGGCCATATTCCAAATAATCATTCAAATCAGCAAAGGCAATATCAATATATTTTTGAACAATATCTTGTGGATCAAGAAGAGCATCTTCATACAATTCTTTTTTTAAACGATTTATTTCTTCTATTACTGCCGGCTGTTTAGACCACCTTGAAGCCATCACACAAGCACTGTTGTATGGAGTATTTGGCTTTACTTTTTGATATGCTTTGACTTTATTGTGATATTTCAAATAATAAATACAAAAGAGCTGATGTTCTTCATCCAGCTCACTTGTTTCTACTATTTCTTCAGCTATTTTTTTGCATTCTTTTTTGGTGTGCACACTTTTATTTTGGGGTGCACCCTTTTTCTTCTTTTTTGACCACTCGTAACGGCGTGACCATGACTTGACGGTGTTGATTGTCGTACCATATTTTTTAGCGATTTCTTTTTGCTTCATGCCGTTTTTATAGTCTTCAAACGCTAACTCGTGTTTTTCCAAATCATGTCACCACCTCCGTTTTTTTATTTATATAAACAGCAGTTAAAACTGCGACGTTGTTCTTTGCAAAAGAAAAAAGCTCCCGTAAGGAACTTTTTTGCAAGGGGTTTAACCTATATGTCTGAACTGTGATTTTAAATTAAATGGGATTGTTTCATTTCTTTAAAAACCACAATAGCATAATAGCATGGAAATAAGGGTTCATTCTAGGTCCACTTTGGGTCCAATTAGGGCTCACTTTGGGTTCAGTTTGGGTCCAAAATGGGTCCACTTTTAATAAAGATTTATCATTTGTGATAAAAGTGTTCTTATTGATGGCTTTTGATACTATTTCTAGAGATTCGAAACACTGCTTTTATTCGCTTTTCTGCACCACTCCCAAATAGACATTTTAAAACAAAATGTGATAAAATAAAAAAGCACATCCAAAGATGTGCAAAATATACTACGGAGGTACTAGCAACATGCTATTTACATCAAGCAAGAATATTAGCTTTGGTGTAAGGAAAGGAGCAAGTATTCATGGAATACCTAGTGATGCTCTTTTTAATCTTAGTAGCAACTAAAATGTTGTTGAACTAATCCCACACTTACTTAAAGCTAGTATTCGAAGTAGAAAAAGAGGAAGAATTGCCGTTCTTCCTTTTTTCTTTTAGCATGCTATTTTATTCCCATACTTACAAAAAGCATTGTAGCTATGTTGTTTTTACAATGATTTCGATACTTCCAAGCTACATAAATAATATAACACAAATAAGAAAAAAATGAAGATTTTTTAGGTGAATTAAGGTAAAGTTAGTTAAACTTAAGCGTATTTAGGTGTATTTATAGACATATATAGACTTTTAGAGATTATTTTGACGAATAAAAAAGAATGAAATTTTTATTCATTCTTGATGCTTTCATAAAAAATATTATTCAATTTTTCAAGTGATGGGCGGTGTTCCATGTCAAGATATTTAGATAATTCTAAACATGCTTTTGGAAACTCTCTTTTGTAAGTTGATTTGCTGATACAAAATGATTCTTCCAATGTGTCAATCATTTCATTATATCCTCTTGAACATACATATGTTCTAATGATGTTTCTA